GGCTTATCACTGATTTATGTAATCACCCTAGGAGGGGACGACAAGAATCGGTAAAATGAAAAGTCTTCGCCTAAAGCAGACTCTTCATAGTATGTACCAGCAGCAGTAGCCGAACTAGTTCTAATCTCTGCGAGATAAGAATATAACCGTAAAGTTAAATAATTCAGGCCACCGTAAGAGGTACCTACCAAGTCGTTTGCACAACTGAACATGAACAGAGTTGTCATGTAATTTGGGATTTCGAATTCCACACCTGCATTTGATGAAGGCATAAAGCTAACCGTTCCACGTAATTTTGAAATTACGTTTATAGTAGTGCTAAAGCTAGTAGACGGAATAACTGTCGTGGCTGCAGCCTGAAGGCCAACCTTAATGGCATCCGTATGTCTATCAGCACCGGTTAAATCAAAAAACGCACGTTTCTTGATTCCTCCTCGCATACCTAAGTACGCAAAGCGCAGGTATTCAAATAACCCTGTTTCTTTAGTGTAAGTGCTAATGCTTCCATAAGGATATTTCACCCTTGGGTACATAGGCAACTCAGCACTAATGAAACCTGCTCCCGCTGTGGAAGCTATTGCAATCTCATCAGTTTCAACATAACGCCTTCCAGGTAATCTGAAAGTAGTTACAATTTCACCGAAATATTGACTTGCAATATATGGCGCGTCTTGCGACTTGCCATTTAGTTCAATGCATGATGCATCGACACTAGTCTCAATACCTGATTCAGTTCTAATATTTCTATTCTTGGGCAAATCCTTGCCTTCAAGCATATTGTATTTCATATTGTCGGAACTAATGAATACATTAATATCAATGTCAGAATTGTCAGGCGATTGAAGTGTAGTAAACGGAACAACACCAATGTATCCGTTCGCATATTTTTCCCATGGAGCTGGAGTGGCTCTGAAGGATGCTTGATTCGATATAGTAGGTGCTAGAGTTTGTAACCAATCTCTACACGAGGCCCATGAAATACAAAACTTAACATTCTGCGTCTCTTGGATATCAATTACTGCTAAGCATTGCTTATTAGCACTTAGGTCAGCATCAATCAAGACTTCTTGTTTTACATTTGGTTCATAGTAAAACATCAACTTTCCACGATGGTATTTCGAACAAACTATTTGAAATTCAAACGTAATATCACCTCGCCAAAATACAAATGGCAAAGCAGTGAACGCAAGTGTGGAAGGCTGGAATACCGTATCGGTTGCTCCGGTTGAAGCTACTCCTAAATTAGGTATTACGCAACAGGTGTATATAGGATTTGACATAACGACGTCATTGTCATTCCAAGCAAAAGTGTCAATATAAGAATTGATTTTTGTTAGATAGTTAATAACCATTTCATCTTCCTCAACTCCAAAGAGAGAAGGGTCTATACACAATTCCTGTTTAGGATCAACGACTATTCTATAACTAGTTTCACCTCCTATACAAATGGCTCCATTGGAGTATCCATTGTTTTTAACAACTAGAGGATCTTCTATAATGGTAGGTCGCGACCATCCAAATATGGAAGACACACCTGCTAGAGCTCCAAAGGCCATTTCACTTGCCAAGGCAAATTTGCCTATGTATGGAATTTTCTTGAACCAGCCGCTGTACAAAGCGGCACTGGTACTAAAATGTTCCACAGGTCCAACATCTCTTTCGTCATCACCTGATTCTGTTCTTATGATACCCGATTCAGTAGTAATTTCCATTTGAGTTGCTGTAGGAGCAAATAGCTCTAGATTTTCAAACCAACCTAGCACCTGTATAGATACATTAGAAGGTGTTGTACTAACGGACTTTGGTGCGGTTAAGCTATAGATAAATAGTGAACCCGCTTCAACGAAATCCTCAAATGAAGTACCAGCTGCTAAAACAGAAGTAGAATCATTGAATAACCTGTAAACAGGTTTATGTGAGATAAACGGTATTCTAATTTCAGTTGGCTTGTTTTCATTGATATTTATTAATTGACATCCTCGCATCTGACTAAGGTACGCAAGCAATGCAGGTCGAGATGTAGCGTCAAAAGCAAAGCGAGCAATTAAAGCTTGCAAAGCTTCTACCCTATCTGCATAAGGTACGTATGCAACTAATAAAGTTCCGTAGTGGAAGGGAGTACCAGAAATACAAAATCTAATCATAGTATCGAATTTGGCATATCCGAAATTCCTAAACTTACTCCGCACAGTAGGATTGCTACTTATTAAATCAATAGCATCTATCTGAGCAGATACGGAAGAACCTACAGCTAATTGTACATTATAGAGTTCAACTGGCCTATTTGGAAACATCCCCAGTGGTGGGGAACTGGCATAAACTTCTGACAAAGATGAAGAGCCAAGCTCAACGTCTTTAGTTTCAGTGCCACCAACATCAGTAAAATTCTGAGTGGTTTCCATTGTTGAAGCAGCAATAATTCCATCACTCATTTCGCCATCCAAACCGGATTCGGTTTTAACTTCATCATGGCTAAGATTCTTCCTATTGAACCTAGCTATAACGGACAAACTTGACAGAATATCTGCTTCCAGAGACAATACACTCAATTTCTTTCGAAATTCCATACGAGTTCTTGAATCTGTATACCATTGCTTCCTGTCTTTGTGGGAAGTTAGGTCACCAGTAATATTAAGGCTAGCTTTTAATATAGCGATGTCTCTAAGACTCTCTTTATACGAAGTTTCCAAGCTGCCAATATTTTTGGCGTATTGATATTTTTCTTTAATAGAAGTGATATCCAACACTCCTGCTTTTTCTTCAGCAAGCTGTGAATTTTCGACGTAAATTATCCGCTCTGATAATAAACGCTTAGGACTAGTGGCACAGCCTATAAGGGCGCTAGTGCTATATGCGTAAACACGCATCCCGGTCTCCGTTTGCAATTGCGGTTCTTCCTTTTCATCCATAAGGGTTTCTTCGCTTAGTTCACATCCGAATAGTTGGTGTCTTATTTCATCAAAATGTGGGTATTGAGATGACACAAAAACACGATCGGCAAGAGGAAAAGATTCAATGATCATTTCTATCATGTCGAGGCGAGCATCACTATAGACTTCTTTTTCTAAATAGAAAAACATCTCCCTAAGGACGGATCCTGAGGAGAATAACAATTGCTCTATAGTACTAATTGATCTAGAAGGCAATGTCCAAGAAAGGGTCTTATACAATGACTCTTTACTTAATTGTAAAACATATCTGTCTAAATCTTTCCTAAAGGCAAAATTTCTCTTAAGAAAATCGAGCTCATAAAATGAGACCCATTTTTTTGACCACAGGAGACTTATCAGGTGCAGTAAATGTCATGTTGAAATTGTCGCGTAATGCGGCTTGGAAAGTAGTACCATTATACTTCTCACAAACATCGTCTTTAACTGTAACCATAATATCATCACCATAGGTGATTGGTAGACATTTCTCAAAGAAATCCATATCTTCAAGACCTGCAGTGTCATAAAATATGTACACAGCATTTACTAAATTCCTTAACGAATTCATTTCAGCTGTTCCATATTTTCCAGAGGTAACCATTCCTGGTACCATGAATACATCCAATAACATTTCTATTACAGGATATAGTTCGTCTCCTAAATATCCCTGGAGAACTTTGAGTGACAGCTCATTCATACCAAAATGTTTTGAAACATTGTAAATAATTTTATTAGCTGCAGCACCCACATCACATAAGTTGTGAATGTCCCAATATTTATAATCTCCAACGAACGATTTGTCGCCAAAGTCTAGCACATCATGAGCCATATCATCTGCGTCAACGTGGGTATTAGTACCAATAGCCGTACAAAACACCTTACAGTGTTCTATCATTAGCGAAAAAATTGGGAACAACACCATACGCGAGACAATGAGATCATCAAGTGGGGCAATATAAAACATACGTGTTTTCTTACCTACCGGACGAGCTTCCTCCTTTAAATGTCCCTTATAAAAAATGTTGTGACCTATACCGGCGCAATATCCGTCCAAAATATTAAAGACTTTTTCTTTTAAATCTTCAATAGGTTCTCTGTAAATGGTTTCATCAGATGTATTTACGTCATACACTGGTATGTACACGTCTTTCTTTCCGGGGAATCCAAAACCGCCAGACGTATTGGGATTAACACGCCTTAAAAAACAGTCATGAGTTGCACCATTAATTGCAGAATCTATATCGATAGGTCGCAATTCGGTGACTCCCTTACTTGTTAGTTCTTCAATCAAATGTTCGGTAATAACTTCTACAGTTTTTTTCATAACATCTAATTTTAGAGCTGGACGGTGATGAGACATGGCCTTTAAACACTTGTTATATGGGGAAACATATACACCATCGACAATCTTAGGCTTCATTTGGGGAGGCCCATACATTACTTCAGGTTTGTAATCCAAATGTTTGAACATAAAATCAGGCACTTTGTCGTGAAACGCAGTCTTAACAATTGCAGATTTCTTGTTCATCAATATATTGCCAGGGAGTTTACCATAATACTCTAGTCCTGGTAGTACTTCATGTCTGAATGCACTCTTTCTAACTGGATCTAATAAAGACTCAGTTGAAACGGGCACTGACGAAAGCGCAGGTAAGTAAGGAGAAGAAGAGACAAGCATTGAAATACCAAGCTCGATATCTCTTTTAGATAAAACGGCGGCATAACAATCAGGTGTTTTCTCATTTCCAGCAAAATGGATGCCCATAATGCTTGCTCCTTTAGAGTACTCGGCAATTAGTGGAACACCACACATACCGGTTTTATGGCTAGCGTAGGCGTATTTATACGCATTGGCTAAAGAAATTTTACCCATGAACCTATCATCAGCTGTGATGCCATCAACATGAACAGCAACTGTGTCTTCACCACATACTACAGCCGAAAAGGCTTTTGGAAAAGTATCAGTAATAGTATTGACATGCATGAGTATATCTCTAAATCTAACACTAGAACAAAAAATAACGGAAATATCACCACCCAAATGGCAGACATTACGTTTATCAAGTCGAGTGTCAAAAGTATCTTTACTACTAGTGCCATCACTATTGTGAATCTTGATCACTTTACCTTGCCAATCGTTACCCAAAAAATGAGTATTTATGACAGCAAAATTTCCTTGAACTCCCAATAAGTGATTTACTTTACTAGTTCCATCACCCAACGGCATGGTAACCGTCCTTATATTACTGGCAACAGATTGATAAAGAGAAAATGCACTATCTGTGTGCAAAGTCTTAGGATCTGGAAACTTAACGTTCCACAACTTAACATCTAAAGAGTTTGGTATTCTCTCATAAGATTTTCCACAGTGCATCGATTTCTCAATGTGTTCTAATTTAACATTAAAATCACTAGGAATCTGAAAAGAACTCTCAGTCTTATTAGCTGTTTTGAAGTACCTATACATCAAAGCAAGGGCTCCACCACTACCAATAATGGTAAATGTTGATATGAGCGCAGTGGTACTAGATAAATAAAATTTGCCAGAGTAAATTGGTAAAAAATTTGTCTTGAAACCACTATAATACTTTATAGAACGATAATTCATTAACATTGAACTTTTTAATTCATCTATATAGTCGCTAAGCAACTTTTGACACCTATGTATGACATTAGGTAATACAACCCATACCAATAGTACAGATATCAAAAGAAAAACAAACAAATTAGAACTAATAAAGAAAGAACAAAGCACCATTATAGTGCCAATTGCTCTATCGAAAAAATTTCTTTGATGCGCAAGTTTATTGACAAAGTTTAACAAAGCTAAAACCACAAGAGAACAAAAAAGCTGATACAAATTAAATGCAATTGCTTCCATGTCTTCTTTGTATAGACCAGTCGTTAGATAGGCACCAAATTTGGCACCTAAAACTAGTCCAGTTTCAACTTTTGTTTCATCGATATCACTTTGAGTAATTCGATCATATTCATCAAACACATCTTTGCATAATGCCTCAGGATCACTAAGTGAATTTTCAATAACCTTGTGACGGGCTATATCAGTTTCCAAGAAGGCAATTAGGTCATAAATACTATCCAAAACAATAGTTTCGTCTTCAGTATTTTTTAGACCCATAGGTGTTTTTATGGTTACAGCAAATGTGTATCTATCCAATAAAACACCTTGAGCACGCAGTGACTTTACAGGGTCAAGTGCAGTGCTTCCGTCTTTTGTATAACATGAACGAACAATAGGTTTTATAAAGACAAACCTGCGCTCAACAGCAGCAGGGTTCTTTATTAGAAATTTTAAGTTCATATCTGGACTATTTGTATCCATGACCACCAGGCCAGGATTAGCAAAAACCTTACCTTTGAGTGTGACATCAGCCATGTTAAGAGGAAAAGGCAATCTATCTATAAGAGTGCACAATTCAGTAACACAAGGATCTCCACTTGAAAGAACAGCTTCTGTGGAATTACCCACCTCACTGTAATGTATGATTTCTTGATTTTCATATCCCTCCCAATATTCAGAAGAGGCAATACGATGGTACGTGTTGGCAGCACTGTATTCGGTGCCAGAAACGCGTGCATAAACAGCACTAACTATATTAACAATGGCTGATTTTCCTATACCTGGATCACCATGAATGATAATACCATAAGGACAACTACGAGCCTTAGCAGACTGTACACGAACCTTAAGCTCGTAACATTTACTAAGATCACGATACAAACGATCTAATACAACGTAATTAGGGTCAGCTTTTCGTATTTTGGGTAGCATAGACTCAACCAGAGATAACAAGTCCCCAGTTTCTTTCTGCCAAACACGATGGCTAACGTAGCCAGTTATAGGTAAATCGTAGTATAATGCAAAAGACTCTCGTTGAAGTCGAGCCATATGTAACTTAGCATACGTTATGGGGTCCTCAGAAAGCATAGCTTTACTGAATGGGACTCCATTCCACAAATCTTCAAAAAATTTGAATATTGCAGAGAATATTTTAGAAATGTAGAAAAACAAATCATCAAGCTTCATGCTTGGAACTGCACCCAGTGCAGCTATAATTCCTAGTCCAACTTCCTTGGAAAAAAGTTTAGCAGTACCTAATAATATAATTACATTACGTAATGCAGTAACCAATTCTGAGTCCCATACGTCCTTAACGGTCGCAGTAAAGTCATCAAGGCTATCCGCAAAACTTTCGGTTTTTACATTGTCCTTATTATATTTATCATATAATATTGAAAACGTCAGTATGCCAAAACTAATTTCTTTGGTATATGGCAATGATTCATTTCCCAAATATAAAGCAATAGCAGAAGCTTTCTTTGTAAAGGTAGAACCCCTACATGCTTCAACTAAGGCTAGTATAGAAAGAATTTGCCTAAAAGTAGACCGTTGCTCGTCACTAAAGTGATCAAGCAAAGATTTCTTAATTTCTTCAAGAGTAGAAAAAATCTTTTCAGAACGTACCCGTAAATCTTCGAAATCAAATTTGGATATGTCATCTTCTTTGATATCAAAATCGGGATATTTCTTATAAAACATACTTTCTTTAAAGAATGTACCATCATCAGCAACTTTTACCTCATCTTCAGGATGGTAGTAAATGCCAGATTCAGTCTTAATAGTAGATTTCTTCTTTTCTTTAGCTAAGCGTCTGCGTTCTTTAGCAGCAGCTTTAACAGAGTTTGAATGCGATAGACGGGCCATAGCATGTTCATACTTGGCTTGCTTGTCATTTTTACGAGCAACTCTGCGATTTTTGTTGGGATGGCCTTTTCGCACACCCCCACGCGTCTTTTTCTTTTTAGGTAAATCTGAATGTTTCTCCTCAAGTTTTTTACGATTTAAATCAATAAAATACATGGAAGGTTCTTCAAATTCTTTCCTAATCGGCTTCTCCTTTGAAGCACGTTGAATTTGACGCAATCTTCTCTTTTCCAGTTTTTTAGCAATACGCTTTTTGCGTCTTGCTTCAATAACACCAACTTTAGTAGAATTAATATGATCTATTTTTTCTCTATCAGCAAGTGTCTTCTCTTTCTTAGGAGAAGGAGGCGTTGTCATAAACGAATCAAATTCGTCGTCTGACGATAAAACACCAAACATGTCCACAGGCATATGTTCAATGGGAAGAGACTTCTCTTCATCAGATGAAACGCTGTCACCAGAATAATCGGAAAAAGCATCTCCAGCAGTGAAGCTGGAATACTTATCTTCAATCTTCTTCTTGACAACATTTCGTTTCCTAATAAATCTCCTGGGAGATTTAGAAGGGGTCACGACAGCTGTTGGAACAGTAGCTTTCTTTTTCATTACTTTCTCTTTCTTGAGAAGGTATGAGTCGTGTTTTGCAGCGCGTTTGAGCTCGCGCAGCTGAGCTTGTGTATAAGAGTCCTCTCTCTTATTTCCTACTTTTTCCGTGAAACCTGTGTTTTCAGCGAACTTAAGGGTTTGACATATATGCATCGTTCAATGCAGATACAAGGAAAGTTTGGGGTTAAGTCCCCGGGCGCAAAGGCGCCTCCATAACGTTCCACCAAAGCCAATAACAAATAATATATTCCATTTATATATGTTACGGTAACCAATGGTGGTTCTCAATTTTCAGAATGCGATGAGTCCTGCTATGTCACAAAAGTGACAAAGGCATTCTATGATATAATTTTAAAACTTAATAGTTCAATTTTATTAAAATGAGTTTATTCTCATCTTTTGGCAATAAAGTATGCAAATAACTGATTTTTTAAACAAGTTTTCTCTTGCTTTACTATATTTATGCGGTGCTGCAGAGCACCGGTCATGTTTTTTAAACAGGTTGTTTCCTGCTTTCGCTATGTTTATGCGGTGCCGCGGGGCACCGGTCATATTTTTTAGACAGGTTGTTTCCTGCGTGATTATATTGATATGGCTGCTATCACGAGCAGCATTAGAAAAAATGATAATTAATATCTAGTATGAACTTCTATCGTTACGAAGTTAGCATAATAAACGCCGTAGGGTTTAAAACACTACTACATAATCCGATACTTACAAAGTATCAAAC